ATGGGGGTTGTAGGGGGGCATGCCCCCTACCCGGTGAAGCTGGAAGCTTCAAAAAAGTGGTATTTTATTCTACTTTTTTTTTATTTTTTGTTTTTATTTTTGTTTTTATTTTTGTTTTTATTTTTTTTTGTTTTTTGTTTTTTTTTTTTTTGTTTTTTGTTTTTTTTGGTTTTTTGGTTTTTTGGTTTTTTGTTTTTTTGTTTTTTTGACTTTGTTTACCATAAGCAATACCAAAGTCTCTAAATTTTTCATCAACCTTTTTAATTATTGTTTTTATACGAGGACCAATGGGTGTTTTTTTGGTTATCTCATAAGAAGACCCTTTATTTAAAAATGTATTACATGATGTATCATAAATATGTATGGGTGTATATATCTCACCATATTCAACAAGTATACTTGTAATAAGATTTAATATGTTTACTAAACTTGCATTCATAATGCGGATACCAGCATTCTCTCCCCTTCCTACTGAGCGCGAATAATTACTTATATCATCATCGCAATTTGGAAAATCGCCAACGAGTATAGCTAATTCATCTAGTAATTCGGGTCCTAATATTATATATTTTTTTTTATATACCCCCGTTTGCGTTGATACAGTTAAAATTATAACAATTTTCCCAAAATCAAAATCGGAAATAACCCCATCTTTTGAATGTGTTTCATCACTTCTTGTTTGGTAAATTTTATCGGCCAATATATTAACCTTTTCGCCCGCATATCTCGTAAGATTTAAATTTTCAGGGTCTAAATCTTCTACATCTTCCCTATCATAATTTTCAGTAAAATCCACCCGATTGAAATTTCCATAATCTTTACATATGTTTAATTCATTATTTGTTGAACAAACAACTCTTGTTAATTCGGCATCCATTGCATCATTAACAAGTGCTTGTTTTTTTGTCATGAAATTTTCATCTCTTATCATAGGCACCATTGCACAACTTCCTGAATTTGAAAAAAAAACATCTAGGTCGGATACATCGATGGTAGTGTAATCAACCCTAACAGATTTCCCATCCTGGTCATACTCGCTTTCCAATTCATGTGTGCGTGATGTAAACCACGTATGGGTGTCAGTTTCTTTTACTCTGAGTTGGGTTTCTTCAAAATTATCTTCCAACTCTATTCCAACTGGGAACTCAACGCCTAAAGCAGAAGACGTTTCTGCATATTCGTCATTAAATGTTGCATTTATTGAACCGTGACACACTATAATAATAGAAACATTTGTAATTTTTATTTCACCTGGTTCCGATGATATTTTAGTTTCCCTTTTCCTTTTTCTATGTTGGACTTTTAAATTTTCAGAAATTTTTTCAAGTTCTTCTGGGTCTCTTGTCCAATTATGCATATATTCCGGAAACATGGGAATCTTATCTTCAAACTCATCCATATATAATTTGAATATTTAAATTACAAATCCTAAATTCATGCGAATATGTTGCGTGTGCCTGTTAAAGATGTCTGCCAATTCTTCGTAGTTTTGTACATCACGTGAATCATTTATTATTTTTTCCATAATTGGCGAACCTTTTTCACAAGAAAAAAAGTCAATATTATGGACAACCATTTCCATCTCTTTTATGAAGATGCATGGATGAGTTTTAATTTTTCCATTTAAACGAATGCCGCCGTTTTCGTATAAATACGTGTATGCGTCAAATAATTCTTTGTTTATAGTTGTATAGTCGGGATATTTTGCATAATCTATGGAAGAAATAATGGTTTTGGGTATCCTATCTCCGTGACTTTTTAAATCAATAAAGGTAAAAATATTGTTTAGTTTTATAGGGGGTTTTTGTGTTTTTTGTATTCTCTTCTGTAAACGTTGAATAGCTATTTTTGAATATTGAAACTTTTTCATGTTAATATGTTTTATAAATCCTAACATAGATTGCTTTTGCACCTTCCTTTTTACAAAAACTCTTGGATTTGTAAGTCTCATTCTCCTGAATTCAACCATACTTTACTAAATATTAAATTTTAAAGCTTCACGAATAATAAGTTCTTCGTTTGTTAATTTTTGAAAAATATGACAGTCATCCATTTTAATATTAATAAATTTATTCGGAAACGCCTTTCCTTTAATTATAACACCATCATTTATAAAAATATCGCAAATAACCATTCCCTTTTTTAATTTAAATTCGCCGTCATTTTTATTTATCCATCTTATGTATGCACCATATCGCAGCTTATCAATTTCTGTGATATGATTATAATGCGAGAGTAGGAGCGAATATTCTTCCATTTTATACTCTTAATTAATAACTTTTAAATTAAAAAAAATTGGACCCTACCCCAAATCCTTCGTTTGCGGCAGCCGGAACAAATTCATTTTCTGGATTGACCGGTTGATTTTGGTACATTTGGTTATAATTTGGTAAAGTTTGTACTTGAGTTGTGTTTTGAGTTTGAGAATGTGAACTTGTAGAGACATGTGGTGTTTGTGTTAAAGAATATGCTTGTGCATTCGCGTTTGAATTTGTTCCTGTTGCGCCCGTATTTTTACCCTTGATTTTATTTGTTATTTTTTCCTTTACTATAAAAAGTTTTTCACTGAATTTTGTTTGAAAGCTTAACACAATAATTAATATGCCTATAAATACTGGGTATAATGTAAACTCTGGATATGGAGACCCACTATACGGTTTAAAGAAAAGGGCAAATTTTGTGATAATAACTATTCCTACAATTAAGATAACAAGATGCAATATAATTTCAAAAATTGTTTCCAAAAATCCTTTTTTCTCGTTTGCTTCTGGTAATACATTTAAAATATTTACCAAAAGAAGGAGAGGTATTAAAATGATAAAAGAAAATTGCATTAAATTCAACATTGTTGTTTTTGTCTCCTCATTGAAAATGAATTTAAAAAAGTCGTTGCTCATAAATTTATAAAATATAAAAATACTTGCGTAATTAAATTAAAAAAAATATGTTTTTGAATTATATGAGCACATATCGTTCTGCAAATACAAGACAATCCCAAACTCAAAATTTTGCAACAATGCAAAAACGCCAACCTTTATTTGCTAAACCCCAGGCTTTGAGACAACCATTGAGAAGAAGTCAATCCGTCGCTTCCTCTTCTGTTTACGACCCAGAGGAGTCTCCTCCAAACATACGGTTGTCTTTAAAACAAGCCATTACTTTAATTACTCTCAGACTCGGGAAATTAGAAGTTTTTATGAATGACACAAAAATCGGAGGCGTTTTTAAACAAGATGGAGAGGCTAAAAATATAGACAATGAATTTTTATCCAGCATTGTTTCTAGACTGGATAACTTGGAAAAAACACAGCATAATTTAAGAGTTGAGATAGAAAATATTCGCAAAGGTTTTAACGAACAACCGGTTATTTTAGATATTATAGAAAAATTATCATTATTAGATGAAGTAACCACACAAATCCAAAATGACATGGATAATCTTGAAGTCCAAGTCCCGACTCAAGTCCCTCAACTCCCTCAATCCCCCCAAGCTCCACAAGTCCCAACACAAGACCCAGAAACCGAAACAATTGAACCGGAATCCAGTGATTCAGATACAAAATTTCCTATATATGACCCCAATGTTATAGAACCTTATCAAGAACCCCTTCAACTTTCCAAGCCAGATTCCTTGCAACTTTCCGAACCAGAACCTCAAGAAAAAGAAGTTGCCCCAAAGACACCAAGGAAAAAGACAGGTAAAAAGGTAAGTATTTAAGATAAAATAAGTGTTTTATTTAATTAAACTATACTATGAGTAATTTTTATTTAGGAATTTTTTTCTTTTTTTTACATTCATGTCTTTTCTATGGAACGTCCCTTGTTTATTTCATGACAGAAAAATTGAATGCTCTACTACTTCTTTTTATAAATGTGGTTATTATTTATGGTTGTAATGTCCTATTTAAAGATTGTCCCATTAATACAATAGAAAAATACCATTTAAAGAGAAACTCCTTTATTAACTTGATTGCACTTGTTCTTCCTATTCAATACAATAAAGAAAAAGAAAACGAATCTATTTTGCAATTTATTTTTACCATATTGACTATTATTTATGGAAAAATATTATATATCCTCATTAAACGAAGTATTATTGCTTTTTACAAATGGGTGAAAAAATAAGTTAAAGAATGGTTTTAAATTCCCAAACGTATATTATGTTCAAAAAAATACGTGCTTTAAAAGAAAAATGTAAAAACCTACCTCAGTTATTTGGTTTAGATACATTCTTTTTTATTCCCTTCAAGTATATTTATATATACCTGTTTTGTGTAACTTATTTTTGTATTTTTATGGTGAATGATTATTATTACCTTTATTTGATATTTATAGATTGTTTGATTGTTATGGCATTTAATCATTTTTACAACGATTATGATACAAAATTAGACATTTATGAAACAAAATATGTTCACGAAATTATAGACAATCAATGGCTATGGATGTTGATATTATGTTGTCACGTAAAATTCTGTTTTATGACCATTAAAGAAGAGGTTATTGAATTAAAATATATAGCCTAGAATTATGGATTATCATAAAAAAGATGGGTTATTGAAACACCTTGAATTATACATTTGTAAAAATTATCCGCTTGTTATTATAGGCTACACCGTTGTCTACTTTTTTGACAGATTAACCGAAACAATTCCTTTTATGACATTATTGACTCTATTTTTTATGATGGGATGGACTTATTACTCTCATATGTTTGCTCACATTGGAATTCCCGGAATGGGTATTCATGCTTATCATCATGACAAAGAATTATCGGGTAAATGGAATTATCGTCTTCTTGAATTTTTTATTGATTTGTTTCTTTTTGGTGGATTAATATTAATTCCATTGGGAATGGGAATTGAAAAAGTAGTGGGGCGAATGTTTAATTACTATGGAATTGTTTTTTGGGCCCTATTGTATGCAACTTACCATTTAAATTGGCATTTTTTACCATCCCCAAGCCCACACCACTATCACCATGAACATCTTTATTGTAATTATGGCCCGGATTTTATAGATATTTTGTTTGGAACCAAAATGGAGGAAGACATGATTGAGGATATGAATAGCGCTATATTTAATATTCTAGGTATTTTTTTACTATTTATAATTGGAAATCAGTTTAAAAAACGGTTTAACTTCCACCAACATGTAAATCTTTAAATAAGGGATTTGATAGTGTATCTTTGATTAATTCATTCACACATATACATCTGCATGTAATATTTTCAGCCATATAAATAAAAGGTACAATTTCTGTTATTATATTTTCAAAAATACCATGTTTATCAACATTATATTTTTCCCAACAACCTCTCAAATAATTACGAGGTATAGATAATTCTTCCACCGCTTTAACATCTGAAAGTCTATAACTACTGCATTTAAAATTTTCACAAGTATATCGTGTATTTAAAGTATTTGTCGCAACAGTTTTTGATGCAATTGGAGTTGAATGAAAAAACATGTGGTTGTTTAACCCAAATGTTTCATTTATTCTCAATCTAATAAGACTTGGTTCTACATCAACAACATACGAAGCAACTATTTCAGGACCAATTGTGGAATTTTCATAGGATAATGTTAAATAATCAGTATTTCCGTTATTATCCATATGAAATCCAAGTACACCAACCTTTCTATTTTTATAATAATCAAATGTTAATAATGTTTGTTCGTTTTGTTGTAATAACCCATGTAAATTTCCTTTGCTTATTAAATTGTTTATATATTCTGTAATTATTAATATAAAATCTTCATTTAAAAAAAAAGAGGGGTCAACAACTCTTGGAATATTTGTATAACCAGGAAAATTTAATATTTGTGGAGCTCTAAAACGCAATTCATAAGTGTTGCCTGTCCAAGTTATTAATATTTCAATTATTTTAATAGCAGATTCAAGCGATTTTCTAAAAAGAATTGATTCATCTGTGTCTTTATTATCATTGTCTCTTGTCACGGAACTTCTTTTGGAACCGCCAAATAATGAGTCATCCGAATCTTCCGAGTCAGAACTAATTGACTCTGGTCCTCTAATTTCCTTTTTATATCGCAATCGTATACTCTTTTGCATAGAACGCCTTTGTTTTGAATTTGGAAGAAGATTCTTTTTTAATTGTCTTGCAGTTTGTCTTGGTTTCAATCTTAAACGCGATAAGTTTGCCTTTTTGTTTGGCTTTTGATTTGGAATAAAACGTTTTCTTTTTCGGGACTCTTTTATTTCTTTTTCAGATTTCCTTTCAGATTTCCTTTCAGATTTCCTTTCAGATTTCCTTGTAGTTTCTCTTTCAAATTCTCTTTCAGATTCCATTTCAGATTCCTTATCAGCTATTTTTTCATAAATATGTTCATAAATATTTTTAATTTTTATATTCAACCTACCAAAAATATCATTTATCAAAAATAATATAGGAACATTATTATCGGCTTGATACAATCGTAATTCAGATTTATCCATTATTATATTTTTATAAAATAATTAGTTTAAAAGTAGAATTTAATAACTAAAACATATATTATGTTACTAGTATATGTTTTGGAAAAATGTTCTTATTGCAATAAAATTATTAGTTCGCCACAAACTGAAACATAAAATAATTTTAGTGAAAGATACAGAAGATTCTAAAAATTATTACAAGGCGCAAAATAAAATGGATACGTTCCCTCAAATTTTTATACGAAATACACGCGAAAATAAAGAATATTTGATAAAAATTGGCGGCTATGATAATTTAACAAATCTTTTGAATATATGTTTTGAAATAAAAGATTCAGATTCATTGAATGCTGTAAATTACATGTGTAAACTATTGCCTACACAACCCCAACCTATTAAAGAGAGGTCAGATTGCAAAATTGTGTGAATTTGATTCCCCAAAAGTATTTCAAAAATGTAAATGCAGTTTTTGAAATTAAATAAAAATAATTAGTTTATAAATGTTATACCATTTTTCGTCGTTTTGATTTTCGTCGTTTTGATTTTCGTTGTTTTGATTTTTGATATTTTGATTTTCGTTGTTTTGATTTACCGCCCCTTGATTTAATTTCTATTTCATTAGATTTAAAACATATAGAATCGTTATTTGTTATTGCATTTAAAAAATGCGAATATTCTTCAATAGAAAAATTTATTTCAGGAACAATTATTGGGGAACTATTTAATGGAAAGGCTAATGTTTCTATTATAATTTCATCGCCTATTCCTCCATAAATTGAATTTATATCAAAAATTTCCGAATTGCGTTGAAAAATAAGTAATGAAGAAGCCCCTCTATTTTCTAAATCAAATTTAGTTGTTAATTTTCTTTGTTTGCATATTAATGCGTTCGAATCATCTATTGTAGCAGGTTCTCCGGTTGAAAACCCGTCTTCAGAAACAAAGCCTTTTGAAATTTTTATTTTTAATAAATTTAATGAGATTTGTTCGCGATATGTTGGAGTTGCATGTCTTAACACCATATCACTTATCATCAATGAATCACCTTTATTATAAAACCCTCTCAGAACTTTTTTAGGAGTTGTACCTTTTTTATACATATTGTTGATTTTATTCTGTATTTCTACAATCCTTCCATTAGAAGGATGAAAATCACCATCGCTATTCATATGTGGATGATAAATAGCTTCTTTTTGGTCCAAAAATAATATTTCACTTCCAAGTACATATTCTTTGTCTTTTCCAAAATACGTGACTATATTATAAATTCCTAAATCTGTATGATATTCAGGAGCTTCAAAATTTTTACTAAATGCAGCGCATGCAAAAAATATTCGAGATGCAGTTTCATTGCTTAGAATCCTTAATTCGTTTAAAACACCACTATTTACCAATTTATATATCAAGAATTTTTGAAATAATTTTCTTTTTGGATGATTTGTATATTCAGTAACATTCATTCTTTCCATTTCATTTTCGTAAAATATAGGCTGAACTAGGGGGACACTTTCAAAAATAATTTCAAAAATGAGAAAATTAAATTCTTCCATAATCTCAAGAAACTCCCAACTAGTAAAATCATCGATACCGTCATTTAACCCACTGAATTTTTTAATTAATGGATATCCTTCAATAGAAATTGAAAAATCTTGCTGAATATCTTCAACTAATAATTCCATACTATTTGATATTATAAATTTAAAATGAAAACATTTGATTCCCCAAAAAAAAGTATTTCAAAAATGTAAATGCAGTCGCCGAGATTAACCATGAAACAATATGATTATGTCAAGAAAGACGGAATCATAAAAAATATGATGAAATTCAATCGCAAAAATTTATTGCTCGGAATTATAGGATATACTTTTATTTTTATATTAAACAGGTACACTGAAAGAGACATTTTGTGGACATTATGCACTCTTTTTTTCATGATGGGTTGGTCTTATTTTTCGCACATGGTTTCGCATCAACCTATCGGCAAAAAGATATTCATGAATTATCACCTAAAACACCACGACCATTCTATCTCCAACTTAAAATGGAGACTTGTTGAATATCTATATATGGATTTCGTTATTTTTGGTGGGGCCATATTAATACCATTAAATATGGCCATCCAGAAAATGGGTGGGGCGCGATTCTTTAATTATTATGTCGTTTTATATTGGGCAATTTTGTACACAAGTCACCATGCATTCAATTGGCATGGTTCAGAAAAACTGAATCCGCATTATCATCATCACGAAACCATGCAAACAAATTATGGTCCTGATTTCATGGATATTCTTTTTGAAACAAAGATGGAAGAAGATATTATTGAGGATATGAATTCCCTCGTTTTGAATAATTGCGTTGTCATGTTATTATTTTGTTTGTGAACGACCTACTTTTTTATTTTTTGACTTTTGTTTTTTGACTTTTATTTTTTGACTTTTGTTTGTTCTTTTGGTTTTTCTTTTGTTTTGACTTTTGTTTTGACCCTTGCCTTAATCTTGATTTTGATTTTAAACGACGTTTTCCTAATCCCAAATCAGTTTCATCCATAATGCGTGCAAATGCTTGATCAAATTCTTCCCCGTCATTAAAAGTCCCGACAAAATCTCCATTCTTTCCATCCGTTAGAATGACATCTCTAATCCAATTAATTAAAGAGACCTTAATAAATTCATATTTCTCTAGCTTTAGTATATCATCAAAAGACCTCCACGGCGTAATATGAAAATACCTATCACGTTGTGCAAGAACTACAGGATGATTATAAACAACAGATTTAGATAAGTGTATATAATGACAACGCAATAATGTTCTTCTTCCTCGCTGTAGACGCTGATCTATTACACGAAGTAAATCTGCATTTTGTAACATTCTTCCAGGTCTACGAATAAGTCTCAAGTTAACATCCGCTGCTGTTTGATTAGCCATTTTTAATGGAGTTTCTGGCTGTCGCGATTCTTGACCATGTAATACCACGGGATTCTGTAGCAAAACGTTTCGTGGTGTAGCGTGCACCAGCATTTCGTCACGCAATATAAGTGTTCCGCCATGGAGCATACCCAATGTCAATACATCATTGTCTTTGGCGATTGGTTTATAATCAGGTATTACATGTGTTCCAATAGTTATTTCTTGACGTTTATCAAATGGGGAAAGAAATGTTAAAGTTAAATATTCAAGGATATCTTGATATTCTGCTCTTCCTTCTCCTTCCGACGAATCTTTATGAAATAAACCACTTCTCGTTTGCTCACGATTAATGATAAAATCTACATGCACTTTCAATGGGTCTGTTTCTTCACTCTCTTCATTAAACAAATCAATTTCTGCAAATATACAATCCATTAATAATTTTAAAATAATACAAACAAGTATATTTTCGGGTATTTGCCTATAATCTAATAATGAAAGATGATTTTCTTTTATCTCAGGACTTGTTTCAAATATATAAATTAACATATGCTCTATAAGGGCAAGTGGGCCATATGGGGAACGAAAAGTTTCGTTAATATTATGAAATCCTTGTCCAACCGCATTATTCCGTGAAACTGTTGGTAATTGAAAAAGAAACGTCAACCTATATGTCATGTTATATACACGTTCTGCATCAACACCAACATTTTGCGCCAAAAATGTTGGCAAAAATACATCATTAAACGCAGCCTCGCTATTTACCCAATCTGAAATCATATTTGCAATAAAATCGGAAAGTTGGTATCTTCCTACCATAATATATGATTGCTCACCATTAACCCCGGCATATAATTTTACGGACCTAGCTAATTGTGTGTTTACATATTGATTCGCCGCCTCTTCTACCATATATATATATATAAATTATATATATATATAAATTTTTTAAAAATTCGTTTATAATTAACAAATTCTTTTTGAAACATATTGAGGTAAATTCATTTGTCTTGAATTACATAACGCTAATGCTTTATAAAACTATGGAATAAAAATTTTAATTCTTAACTTATTTTTAAACCGTTTTATATTTTTCTTTTTACAAAACATAACAAAATTGTTGACACCTTTGCGTATACTCTTTGATTTACTCATACCCCTTCTTTTACTCATACTCTTTGATTTACTCTTTTTTCTCTTTGTATTTTTGCCTATTCCTTGGTCTGAATTTTCCATGATATCTTTATTTTTCTCATTCATTTCGGATGGACTATTTACTGTTACAACATTTTCGCCGGTATGACGATTCGCACTCCAATCAAAAAGGAGTTGTAAATCTGGGTCAGTTGCCGTATTCGCCACCGCAGACGCTGCAGTACAAGTAAATACATCAACCATACTTTTGATATTTTCTGCAACATATTTATATTGATCAACAGCAACCCTACTATTAACCATATTTACATGATGACATCGTATAAAGGTTCTAGCAGAATTTCTATAAAGTCTTTCTCGTAATCTTTGCAAATGTAATGGTTGCGATGCTATCTTCGGAGGTACTGTACTGACTATAGTTGGATTGTCGTCAGTTCCAAAAGTTTCATTCACACTATCTCTATCAAATACTAAATGAGGATAAAATGTTTCGGGTCTGCTTCTATCCATATCTCTATTTATTTCTGCATATGTATCTATTTCCCTAGGATTTTCTTGTACATCCGTGGGAGGAGTTGAATGAAAACACGAAGTATCATCCATAGATAAATTTCCTCCGTGTAACATACCTAAGCATATCTCATTTACTGTATGACTTTCGCTTGTTACAGCCATACAAGACTCTTCATATTTATGTGCTGGAACAACACTTGTTCCTTTAAACAAACGGTCTCTTTCACCAGGCCCAGCTAAAAAAGCCAATGTTAAATAATCTACATTATCGACATATATTGTCCTGCTTCTTTCATTTTTACTAGAATCTTCATGATACTTATCTCTAGAACCTTGGTGGCGGTCAATATATAAATCTATACATGTTTTAATTTTAGGTCTTTCACCATGACGATTTTGTGTAAAAAAATCAGTTTCAGTTGCTGTGTGATCTATCAACATTTTAATAAGTAATAATTTTTTTATTCTATCGGGCACAAGAGTGTCGTCTATAAATACATGACCAGTTTCTCTTTGATTAATAGGAACCTCGTAAAATGTTAAAATAAGGTTGTCAAAAAAATGTTGAAAACTAGGGTCATCCAAAATAGTTGCACAGTGACTAAGTGCAGGAAGATGTTGAATACCCGGTAAATGCAAACTACAAACCAATCTATATATATTTGAAGGGACATCAAAGGCCCCAAATCTTTCTACCGCAAGTTTACGCTCTTCGGGGGTACCAATGTTGTGTTGAGTATATAATCCTTCTTGTCTATAAAATTCATCTCTAAACATTTGACGAGTCCCTTGGTCATGTAACCAGTCCGATAGTTCATCTGCAAATACTCTAGGTATTGTATGCTTTGCTAATATAACTTTATCTTCGGTATGCAAAGAATTTACACAACCTCTCATAGTAACTGGCGTCGCATACATAGCATTTAAGTCTTCATCTAACCGGGCGTCTCGTCCTTTCTTCAATGTTTTATCTACTTTTTTCATACTATATATTTTTATTTATAAATAAATCATAATGAAACAATTCGTTCATAACATCATTCATACATGTTATATAATTATCATTAAACAAGTGAATAGATAGCCCATGTGTCATTGCAAAAGCAACCTGTAGCTTAGCATAATCATCATTTATTTTACCTTTTTTCTTCTGGATACAATTATTCAAAAACAATATGATTTCGCTCACCGACTCATAAAAAGACTTTTTGTTATCACGAAATTCCTCAATGAGCGTCCCCCCCATTGCGCACATTTCGTCCACCTCTTTTTCATCCAATGCTTGAAAATTTTCATCATGTTCTACCAAATTCACAAATATTTTTTTTGCTAAATATTCCCCCGATTTTGAAAAAATATCTGGGAAAATATTAGCAATATTTGTTTTGATTTCTTCCTTGATTCTCGTCATGAGTCCAAAATCTATAATACCAATTTGTTTATCCAAAAATAAAATGTTACCACTATGGAGGTCTCCATGAACAATGCCGTGAACAAAAGAGGCAAACGCATATTTGATAATCATCTTTCCATACATTTCATAATCTTCCTTTGGAACTTTGGAAATACTCGTTCCGTTCAAATATTCCATTACAATAACATCATAATGTTTCGTTATTTCTTCTGCGACAGCGGGAATTCGCACATAATCCATTGGTGCGCATACCTTTTTGGTTTCCATCATATTTTGTATTTCGCTATGAAAGTCAAGTTGGTCATTGAGTGAAGCAGTCAATTTTTCAATAATTGTCGGAATATGCAAAAGATTTAGCACGGGAATGAATGAACATAACCATCCAAAAAAACGGACCTTTTCTATTCCATAACTTAGGCGAGTGACGATATTTCTACGTTTTATTTTTACAATCACTTCAGAACTAGGTAACCCCAGTTTTTCGGGATGTTCTTTATATTGGTCGTTAAGCGATAATTTATAAACGAGTGAAATCATTCCCGCGTTAATAGGTGTGGGTAAATTATTTAAATCAATATCCAAATATTCTTTCAATTGTGAGAAAAGTTCATAATCAATGTCTTCTACGGCATAAGGTACAGAATCCGTATATTTTACAATTTCTTCATTTATCGTTGTATCCACCAAATAATGGTTCAGAGCGACAGATTGAAATATTTTGGTATACAAAATATTTTTGCGGGTTAAATTGTAGACAATCCTTTTAACTGACTCCGCATAACTGAGGTGTAGTAGGTATTTCGCTCCTTCTGATAAAAACAACCACCCTATCTCAAAAAAAAACAAGATATTATTAAATCCATTGAATACACTTTCAATAAAGTTAAAATAATTTCCAAAATCCAAGCACTCCAAACTCATGTTTATTATATTTACAAGTTTTCTATAAATTGTTTTGTTTTTAACATTATTTTAGAAGATAAAATAATGGCCATTTTTTCAACAAATTCCATCTGGGTAATAAAATATTGTAAATGTACGTTTGCTTCAATTAAAATGGAAGAAGGTGTATTTATATAAACAATTCCTTTTGAATCATTTACTGGAATCTGCAAGTAACCATCCTTAATGTAACTTTTTACAAATTCAAGGCAATGTTCATTTGTTTGTGTGACAATTATTTTAGAAGGATCACTTTTATCCATTCTCACATATATATAAAAAAAAAGTTTGGGTACCCCAAAATCCTTGAAAAAATGATGCAATAAAACAAATACTTTGGCCGTATTTTCATCTTCTTTAAATACTTTGTATTTTTCAATAAAATCGGGATGTAACGCCATTAATATTTGCAACCATTCAAATGTAAACATTTCGTTTAATAAAAGTCTTGGGTTTTCTACTTTGCAATTGACTACATAATGACAATCATTTACTTTATGTATGAGCAATCCATCTTTATTAAATAGTTCCATACATATCAAAAAGTATTTAGATTAATGATTTTAACACAAAATATTAAACATTTGAGTGATTGTATATAAAAATGAAACTTGTGATTGAACCTAAAAAAAAGATGCTCTTTATATCTCTTTTTCAACAATTAAAGTTGTTTACTAAAACTCTGTGCATCTTTTTCCACGAAGACCATATTTATATACAAGGTATGGACTCATCCCATATCTGTCTCTACGAGTCAAAATTTACGGCCTCCTGGTTTCACCATTATGAAAAGAATGATTCCGACTATGGAATGATATGTTTAGACCCAAATATTGTTTCCAGTATTTTGACCATGGCCGAAGATGGCTATTTTATTGAACTCTTTTACGAAAATGAACCTGGTTCTCTTGACATTCATATATGCAAAGAAAATGGGGAAAATGGGGAAAATGGGGAAAATGGAAAGGCTGAAAAAGGATGGAATTACGACAAACATTTTAGTATCCCCCTTATTGAATATGAATGCGAATTAATGAGCATACCCGAGAACGATTATGACATACAATTTATTCTTCCTTCTAAAAAAATATGTGAGTTGACATCACAGCTTTCTATTTTTGGAGATGAATTGAAAATCCATTGCTCCGAAACCAGTGGCGAGATTGTTTTGGGAACTGTAGGAGATTCCGGAGAAATGAAGGTAAATATTCATATGGATGTTTCGGAATTCACAATCAGTGAAGGAGAAGTTTTTGATGCATCATTTAGTTTAAACTATGTACATAAATATTGTCTTACTTCAAAATTAACACCCGACATCCAATTCTCCTTGATGAATAATTTTCCAATGAGAATCCGTTACCAATTGGATGAGAATTTTATCATGTTTTTTATTGCACCTAAAGTGGAAGATTAAATATAGAGCTAATATATATGTATAAAAAACAAGTAATTGAAACTCTTACACGCATTAACGCTTCCTCGCGAACCCCTCTTTTGGGATACTTTACAAGGGCAAAAGCGCAAACTAGAAGTAGGGGCAATTTTACCGCAAGTATATTTGCAAATCATAAAATGTGGGGTCGCCATATATCATCCTTTTTAGGAAGTAAACGTAATATTTGTTACAATATTGAAGATTTTATTAATCGCGCTGTTTTTGAAATTATAAATGTTCATGATAAGACAGAACGCGAATATACATTGAATGAAATTGTATTTGAGGAAGAACAACCGAATTACGAACCCGATGTTGACTTTGAAGAAGGAGAATTTGTGGTTGCCGACCCAATTATTGCTCTTAAATTTAATGGATTGAATTTGGCATTAAAAATACGTGAAAATGGAGACATTATTAAATACGGGCTGTTTACACATTTAGGTGAAGATGAAAATGGCATTGATTTTCGTAATAGCGATATTTTATGGGAACAAAATATTACTTGGATTGTTCATTATCCAGCTGCAAGGGGCAAAATCCGTTCTAAAAAGAGAAAATAAATCTTTCATTATGGTAATGTTATTTAATTTGTTTATATTTTTTGTGATTGCTCTTATTTTTCTTCATGTGCGCAAACACCGCAAAACATCTAATGACATGGAAGTCCTTGTATTTGAAGGCAATAAAGAAAAACTAGATATTATGATTCAATTCAAACAGCCCATTTTGCTCCAATTGAATGAGAAAATCGTGGAACATTGCAATTACGATGCTATTGAAAAAATTGGTTCTACGGGGGAGCTCGGGTTGACGTTTATTAAAGAGAATGGGTTGTTGTCTTTTTTTGAATCCGTCTTTTTTCGCCCGGTGAGCAATTATTCTGATTATTCTATTTTATTGGGGGGGACGTCCGATTATACATATGATATTTATTCTCAGTATTTTATGGTAACTCAAGGGTCAGTGGTGGCGACATTGGTTCCTCCCATACATTTAAAAGGGGCTTCAAAAAATTACTATGATATGAAATTTGTTCACGGAGAATTGGAAGCCGAAAAAACCTTGCCGGTCACGTTGAAAGCGGGGGACTGTTTGTTTATTCCTGCTTTATGGGGGTACAAATTGGAATTTCAGGAGAAGACATCTGTTGCCCGGTTTATTTATAAATCTTGGATGAGTATCTTTTCTTACGCCGATTATTACGCGTTGCATTTTTTACAAAAGATGAATACGACCTATAGATTTTAGGTTTTCGTTGTTTTTTGAGCGAACCGCCAAATGGACTCCATGTACCTAAATTTCTTTTTGTCATATTTGAAAATGCGCGACTTTTTCTTTTTAAATAATTTCTAAATTGGTCAGGCATTTCTTCTGGGATTGGTCCTAGTGTTAGTTGTTTATTATTCAAGTCAATTAATAATCATATATTTTACTTAATTTTTGAATATCTTCATCATTAAATTTATGCCATTCTAATAGTCTATCTAACTTATCTCTACATGACAAATATAAATAATGACGATATGTAAGTACATTGTCTTTACCAGAGTTGTCAATAATGTCTAAAGACGGAATATTTGAATTTACACTCCTTCCATACATATATCCATTTACAATAGATGTATCTTGTTTGCGTTCAGAATCTAAAAATTTATAAATTTGTATATCATTTATATCAAATGTAAATGCCCCCGATGAAGATGTAGTCAATTTAACAACCTCAATATTATGAGAAATATTACTTGTAATTATAAATGGTTCTATTGTTGGTAGAACTATGGGTGTATTAAATTCCATGGCTCTATCTTGTATATTTTTTAAAAAATTTCCTATTAAATGTCTGTATGAATACCTTTCACACTGAGCCTTGTTTTTATTACAATTATCATAACAATTTCTACGCAAATACATTATTTTTTCAATTAAATGCAATTTGTCTGAATTGTTAGGAAATTCGTTATCCATTATAATATAAAAACATTTTTACAATAATATAAAAACATGATTGGAATTATCACCTTGCAAAAGTCATATGGTCGCCACAAGGACAAATTATTGTACAAGTTTACTCCATATGAAGGCGAACCATTTCTTGTTCCTTATTCTATTAAATCTTCGTTTTCTAAATTAAACGAAGATTTATATGCTGTTTGCACGCTTATTGACAAAATTGGCGTGGTTGACCAATGTTTGGGCTCTGTTAACAGCCTAGAAGCTTATTACGAATACGAACTATATCGTAAAGGACTTGTTCAGACTCTGAAACCATTTCATGCTCGCGTAAAAAACATTGACTTTGCCTGCGAGGCTCCTTGTGGCGGGCCATTCATCTTTACAATTGATTCCGCTTCTACCACCGACTTTGACGACGCCATCAGCGTCCACTATGAAGACCTTGTTCCGGTAATTTCCGTATATATTTCAAATGTCCCATATATTATGGAAAAATATGGACTATGGGATGCCTTTGTAGATAAAGTCGCGACCATCTATCTCCCCGATAAAAAACGTAATATGCTACCGCAGCCACTTGAATCTGCGTGCAGCTTGCGCGAAGGAGAGGCGCGTCATGTCTATGTCATGGAAATCGTCGGAAAAGATGTCCGATTCTCCCAAAAATGCGTGACAATTTCTAAGAACTACATTTACGAAGAACCTGACCTATTATCGTCTAGACATTATCAGTTACTCTTGAAACTCGTGCGCGAATTGGCGTCCGAGGTCTCGTTCCATATGGAACCGGTGGATAGCTACGGATTGATTGTCTATTTGATGATTTATATGAATCACCAATGCGCGCTGAAATTGGAACGCGGTGTGCTACGGGTTGTTCATGAATTGGCACCACGTCCCGAAATGTTTGTGGAATGGATGAACTGGTTTGGAGAATATGTTGCGATTGACGGAGAGAAACCAAACCACGAAATGCTGGGAGTGGTCTATACACACGTGACATCACCAATACGTAGATTGGTAGATATTATTAATTTGGCGATTTTGCAGGGAATTGGTAGCGAATTTTGCGACACATGGTTGAAGAGAATAGATTTTATCAATGAAAAGACAAAATCTATTAAAAAGGCACAGAATAATTGCGAATTGATGAGGAGATGTTTGGAAGGCGGAGAGCATGATGCAATTGTTTCAGGTGGAAATATTTATATACCTGCTTTGAAATTGCTGAAGAAGACAGATATGGAAGACGGAGAAGTTCGGGTGAAGTTGGTCATTGTGGCCAATAAAGAGGCATTTAAAAAAGTCAAACTCGTTTAGTGCGTCTCGCGCGCCTTGGTTTTTTTCGGGTTCCGCCGTATTTTGAACGAAGAACTACTCTTCTAAACATGTTTTTATTTAATCGCCATCTTGTTCCTTCTATACGTGTACGAAATAACCTAGATGGTTTAATTCCGGTGTTTTCTACAATTAATGGATAATTTTCTAATTGTTTAACCCCTTTTTCTAAAAAGGGCAAATTATCATGAGTTATTTTACATTCTTTGGTTTCAGGTAATTTGGTACTACAATTTTCTTGGAAACGTATTGTTGTATATACATCTACACCGGGGCGCTGTTTCAAATATAAATCATATTCTTCTGTAAAAAATTTAAAAACTTGAAAAATACTTAAATTGCGAGATTTTCTCTCAACAACCTCATCAAACTCTATATTTACCCTTTTATTTACATTATATGCGTCTTTGATTCTTCTCACAATAATACTTTCTATATTGTCACAAAAAATTTTAAATGATTTAGAATTATCATTACCATTTTTATCTCTGCTATAATAATTTGGAAAACAAATATCATTAACTTTAACTTCATATGGCTGGTTTCTGATATTTTCATAAGTTTTTGATGAATTTTCACGAATACTACCCTGATTTAAAACTGGAACTTTTAAATAACTATATTTTTTAAGAAATTCTGCAATATTTTCATCATTAAATAAATTAACATGAACGTTTTTACCTAATAAAAAATTAAAAGCCTCTACAAATGGAATTGTTCGGGTTGGATATTTAAAATACCAAATATCACCATTATCATGAATTAAGTTTAAATGTATAAATAATCTATAAAGAATAATAAAAACTGATTCCAGATCACTTTCGTAACCAATGTATTGGCCTGGCAAAATATCTTTACTCCTTGTTAGTAATTTAATTTGGTTTACAATATTTATAAAACTATCACAAACAATTCGACCACGATCTTCTTCACTTGTATCTCTTTGTATATGGTTTTTTAAACTGTATATTACATTTAAAATGTCGCCATGAGTAGGAAATGTAAAACCCCTCCACAATTTTGCCGCAAATGTTTTTCTATTATATTCTATAATTTCAGTTTTTTGGCCAGGAGACAACGACACCCGTTCTTTAGAATATATACTATATTTTTTAGATGCAGGAATTGTTTTAGAAGTAGGAATTTCACCTAATTCAATAAATACAGGCCAATATTCTTTTAAAACGGGGGGATAATTTTCAGAAGTAGAATTTGTATCCGCAAATTCAGATTCAAAATCATAATTTTCAGAAGTAGAATTTGTATCCGCAAATTCAGATTCAAAATCATAATTTTCAGAAGTAGAATTT